AATAACTTCTGCAACTGTTTCTGTGTTTTCTGTCATAGGACTTACCTCCTTGTTAATCTTAGAAGTATTAATGCCTTTAGCACTATCAACTAAGAATTTTATCATGTTAACTTTTTCGCTATCCGTTTTTTCAACGAATCCTATATTTGTCATCTGTTCACCTGTAACTGGGCTTAATTCTGATTCATTTTCTGAAGCAATTACTATACCAGATTCTTTATCATAAAAAACATTCTCTAAAATTGTTTCGTCACCTTTGACTACATCTACACCATCAACTTTTTCTACTGAAACAATATTTGCAAATTGATTTGCTGGTGAATCTACAAGACTCAACTCTACTAAATCATATTCCTTAATAACACGAATTGTTTTATCTGATTTCTCATCATATGCATCATCCCACTTGTTCATTCTACCGCCGATAGAAAAACCAGTGTATGTTCCATCTAGAACTTTTTCCCATGCATCTTGTGCACCTTTAGAAATATAGGCGGAGACAAAAACGCCCTTATAAAATTTCTTTGTCTCTGGATCAAAATACTTATCTTCTTTAAATGAAACCATCTTGCCTACTGCTGATGGTTGATGCATTTCTCTAATGTTTCCACGAAATCTTGCAAATGCATCTAGTGATGCCTCTGATGTTACAATGTCATCTTGCTTATCAACATTATCTAAAGATGCAAAACCAGAGACAATACGTCTTTCCTTGTCAACCTTGGTAAGTGGCATCGATAGGCGAACATTGTCGCCCTCAGTGTTCCAATGGGCTTTAGAGATAGTCATGGTAGTATATATTATAGCGCCTTTTTAGACAAGTCTCATTTATTGAGATGATCGTCCTTCACCCTTTGGATTTCTACCACTTATAGTGGCTGCTCCATCAGACTGGTTGTTTGTTCGTTCCGTATCCCGTGCACGATTTGCGTTATCATTTGCTGCCTGCTCTGGCTTTGGATTGAATGGCTCGTCTCCTCCCTTTCTTTGTGGTAGCCCAAGAATCTCTCTACCCTCGTTAGGAAGCATGACTTGTGTCTTAACAAGTCTTTCAATAATTTGTGACTGAGCAATCTCATCTGTTAAGGTGAGTTCATTAAACTTAAAATCAAGGATGTCTGTCTTTTCCTTTACGATCTTATTGATCATTTTTTCTAGATTTCTTTGTGCTGGTCTTGCAACCTGCTCTTTGAATGTACGGTCCTGTGAAAGTGCTGCAGCGATTGCTGCTGAGTCAGAACCACCAATCTTAGAAAGTGGAACTTGATGTGCAACAAGAATATCATCACGGTTTTGCTTTCTGTACTCCTTAAATGATGCCTCTTGAATTCCATTTTCAACTGGATCCATTTTAAACTCTACCTTGTTGGTATCAGAATCTCCAGGAAGTGGAATATAAAGTGTTCTGTGGTTTTGCCCTTTGAGTCCTGTTTGAAGGAATCTAAACATTTTGTCTTCTGCTTCTGGTGATAACTTAGCACCCTTTAATGTTACAACATATCTTGGTGTTGCTTTGTTCTGGAAATAATCAATGTTGTACTGAGATGCAAGCATGTCTCCATGAAGAGAACCAATTGCAGACATGATATCTGGAACACCATAAAAAGTATTTAGTGGTGAGTATTCTTTAAAGTGAATAATTTCATTTGGTCGTGCATCTGTTCCAATTGGATTAGGATTTGTTGCCCCAAAGTTACGGAAGTAAACAACTTTATTTCCAATTACCTGAACAAAACCATCACGAAGTCTACGCACACGCATGGTAGTAGATGGTATGTGTCCAACATATCCAATCTCTCCACGAACTGTGCGACCAATTTCTAGGTAAGCATTTCCTGTAGATTGTAGATCTGTAAAAACCTTTTCCATTGTAGTTGTAAATGAATCTTCATCATTTAGCGATTCAAGCCAATCACGCATTTCAATCTTTGCTCGTTCAATTCTTTTTCTTGCATTTTCTGCTGTCTTTGGTTCAGATGCTTCTAGTTTAAGCATTGTTCTTGCTGATACCTCAAACTCGTATCCAAGTCCAACAATATTTTCTACCTTTGCATCAATAGCGGCATGGTTTGCAAATGATGTATCATAAAAACTTGCAAGTTCATACAGGTTCCATGGAGGAGTAATTACATCAAACAGACCGTATGCATTTCTATAAACTGTTCCTGGGTTTATTTCTTTTGACTGTGCTCCGTCAATTCCAGAACTTACTGCTCTTGAACTATCTATGTATCCTTGTGATGCTTCTGTCTTTACTAGTCTTGATGTTCTTCTTTTAAAGTTATTATCTAATCCCTGCAAATCTTTGATTACATCCCAGGTTTGGTTAAATGGATCTTGCTTGGCAAAAGTATCATCTTCTGGCAAAGGTGAATCTATTTTTGCTCTAATAAAAAATTCTTTTTCTTCTGCCATTAGTCATCACTTCCATATTTTGCAATAGTATCCTTGGCTGCTTGAACTGCTCCAAGGTCATTCATTGAAGGAATTAGTCCTTCAGACAATCTTTGCTTTTGCTCAGAATATTCCTCTTCTGAAATTCTAGTTAATCCTGGCACGAAGATGCATTCGCCATCTCCCTCATCACCATAATATTTTGCTGCCTCTTTAAGTTTAGATATCTGAAGTATGTCACCCTTCATTGATTCAATGTTTAAAACTGAACCAGTTCCGTCTGTAAACCATTTTCCATTGGCCTTTTTGTAAACATATAAACCCCAGTCATAATGCTTTTCAATAATTTTTGCACGAGACTCGCCCACCTGCCCCTTCATTTTAGGCAATGCTTTACGCTTTTTCTTTGGATTTTCGAGATTCATAACTACAAGTATACCATATTAGACAGCATTTGAGGTTGTTTGCTGCCAAGTTATATCTTGATACACATTATATTCATACTTATTTAGAGTTAAGACCTTTTCACTATCAATAATAATCTTATTTGTTCCAGTATAACTCTTATAAATTGTGGATGGATCAACACCATAATAACTTGTTGAAGACAAGACCAAAACCTCATTCCATACAAATGAGGAAGATCTCCAGTAATCCCACTCAAGGGTTAGCGGACCAACATACTTAACATTGAACCAAGGTCTAACCTCAACCTGCTGGACCTCTTGCAAGTTTGTTGACTGATAGTGAGATATCGTATTAAATGTCATTGGTCCATTAATTCTAATTGCACCAACTACATTTTTAAAATCTAGTGTATTTGGAAATGAGATTCCCAAGAATCCCCATTCCTTTATATTGATTACTGGCTCTCTAACAATTTTGCCATTCCAATAAAAGCCAATACCTTCTTCAATAATTCCATTCTTTGCATTTACTGCATAAATCTTTCCTCTTTCCCCGCTTGAATGTACAGATACAAGGAAAAACTTTATGTGTGCATTTTTTGACTCAATCTCAAATATCTCAACTGGTGCTGTTGGGAATGAGTCATGATCGTATCGTATTGCAGATTGCATAGCCATAACTTTATAGTTGGTTGCCAATTTTGTATTAATTGGAATAGCAAGTCCACGATTAACTCCTGGATGATTATCACCCTTTACTTCTATTCCAGAATATCTAGTTAGATATAGGTATGGAGAACTTCCTTTATAAATTGAAAATGGGTTTTGATCTTTATAACTATAATAGAATCCAGACTTTTTATATGGATAAATTTCATTACCAAATCTTGTTCCAATTGGATTTGGAGATGTAGAATTGAATGCCTGTGAAGCATACTCTAAACTTCTTATAGTTATTTTATTTTTCAAAATACCTTTCACATTAAAATCTAAATGTGTAACCAGAGCAAGGTCAGTCTTACTTACAGAATCTGGCATATATATAATGCTATTGTTTAGAACTTCATACCTTGTTTGCATCCAATCAGACTGAGGAGAAACAATTAAACTGCTTGATGGCAACTCAATATTTGTAAAGTTAGTTTCTGGAAGATTTGCTCCATTTTGAACATATTGAAAACTTACATAAGATCTAAGCATAGAATTAGATGCATCATATATATCATCTGTTGTTTTAGAAGGTGATGGATAGTTTATATTAAACTGAATAAAATCTACATCATAAGATAAATCACCAAACTCATCCTCAACATACTGTGCAAAATATGTAACTGGCACATAGTCTTCCCAATATGAATGAATATCAATATCTAAAGCATAGTTATCAAAATATAGTTGTGGTACAAGTGTATAACTTGCTGTGTGAGCCTGCAGTCCGTCTGATGCAAATGATGTCTCAAACCCGCCATCGATTATTTCTTCCCAAATATATGAACTTGTTCCAAAATAATCATCTGTAGAGTTGTAGTCAACATCTGGTGTTTCCATATATGAATCAAATACGCTTTCATAGTCTATTGGAACTCCACGCTCACTAAACAAATCTTTTATTTTTTGATGATTTCTTGCTGTACAAAAACCAATCTTATAGATATTGCCCTGAAAGGTTTCTGATAAATCTGACATACCGCCAACATAACACTTGAGGCTATTTATGTTACCAAAAAATGATGACACTGAACCACCATAGTATTCACACATTCTATCTATATCTATGCCAACTGAAAAAATTTCTCCAATCCCCATCCATGAAAATGTTGCAAGTGTTTCTATGTTTGACATGTAACTAAGATTATATTTTATTGAAAGTCCATCAGTTACAACTTCAAAATAGTCTGATGTTATATCTGATTCTAAACGCAATAATGTTTGTTGTGATGTAGGCTCTTCTAAAAACTTGAATGATCCATAAAAAGACTTAATGTTTTGTTTTAAAAAGTTTAAGTCTTCAAATACTAAATGACCACCATCTAGATTTTTAAAAGATAAGAATGTATCTGACTCAGTATAGTCTTCATTTAATTGCTTCATATCTGAGTAAAAATCTTCAGTAGTTCCATTACTCAAAACTATGGATGGCAAAGAATAATCTGGTGTTGTAAGTGTATTATTTTTAACAACAAGATTATCAATAGTTGCCTGATTCCAATTACCTATAGTCGGATACGAATAGTTATTTGTATAATCTGCAAATGGATAATCAATATAAACAGATGATCCACTATATGCTTGATTTATACCCTCTGGAAACTCTACACCCTGACCATATACGAATCTCTTTTTTGCTAAGACAATTGGTACCTGATATGTATATAATGCAACGCAGTCTACTTCAACTGGAGTAACATCATTGTAAGCATAGAAGCCAAGCCAATCCTGATCTTTGCCATCACTGTTTAATCTTGAAGGAAAAGACAAATCAGAAGTAATATAATTTAAAGATATAACCTCTTCACCATTTACCAATAATGAAGCATAGTTATTTGAAACTCTTATATGAATCAACATTGGTCGTGCCCATTCTCCAACATAATAAGAGCCAATGTTATTATTTATTTTTAATGTTAGAAATGGACCATTTACGTATAGCCCATCAGTAGATCCTATTGGTCCTACAATTCTTTTTGATGTTGAACTATCTGAATTTACTCTTAGCCACATCTCTAATGTGTAATCTTTATACTGCCCATCTTCACCAAGAAATCCTAAGCCAGGAATTATTAATGATGGCAGATTGTTATTTGGCGAAAGCCTTGTTAGATTAGATGCACCATATACCAATGGTATTCCAGTATTTTTTGCAAGAAGAGCATTGTCTGATAATAAATAGTAACCCTTGTTTTCTTGCAAACCATATGCTGATGCTTCAATTCCATATGTTGTTGGCAACGCAATTGAACTTGGAACTAATACTTTTTGAACTCCCAAAGATGATGCGTTAAACTCTTCAGACCACTGACCAAAAGTAAAGCCATTTACCAAAAATCTATAACTATCTGTTTCTGTTGCTCCACCAATATAGTTAATCTTTAAAACTATTCTTACGTTTGCATTAACATTTGGTGTTTCTACTGTTTGAGATATAAAAAACCATCTATCCTTAAACGATGCATTAAATCTTTTTAACTCTTGTATTGGGTTTTCTCCAACAACTGGATTGTCATACTCATATCCAATTTCAACACTAGACAAATATGCGCTCTCAGAGTTTACGACACATCCAATAGAGAATGTTCCAAGTGTATCGTTGAGTGTATTTAAATTTAGAACGTTTGAACTTACAAATACAATCTGTCCAGATTCTGATGATGGTATTGCACCCTCTAGCCTAACAACTGGTGAATCTACAAATGGTTGGTCATACTGTGCGAGTCCTAATATTTCAGATGTACCGCCAGTAATTGACCAAAGAGAAAAATCTCTTTTTGCATCAGTTAATAAATCTATATAGTCTGCTGCATCGTCTAGTGCCCAAAGACTAATGGGGTGTTCTGCGAAAATTTTTTCTGCATATAGATTTGATGGACTAGACATTATAAGTCTATTTTATCACACTATGCGTGTAAACCAACGGGGTGATGTATATCTAATACCACTTGTAATTGGTCTAACTCCATGCACAAAATCTGGAGTATCTGGAAAACAAACTAAATCTCCTGGTTCTGGCTTTATGCTTACACCATGATCTGGGAAATATATATCTCCACCCTCGTAAGAGTCATTTAAATATATGAGTGTTGCAATATCATTTGGCTTTGTTGAGTCAAAGTGCTCATGCATACCCACTCCCTCTTGGAAACGAGCAATATGTGTTTTTGATGAATCAAAGTCTGGAAATGGTCCTTCGTAATTGTTATTAACAAAGCCAAGAACTAACTTGCCATAATCATTTAAAAGATTTAAGACATCTGTATTTTCAAAAGAAGCATGAAAGGTAAACTCTTTTTCTCCATTACCAAACTCAGTAAAAGTGTGATCTACAGATTTAGCATATGATGAGATTATTTCTGCATCTTTAGCATCCATAAAACCTTTTACAAGTTTAATCTTGTCACTCATGAAAACCTTTTATCTCCCAGTCATCCCACTGAACCTCTTCATATGTACTTCTATTTTCCATCCAAAGTTGACCCTTTTTACCCATCCATGCCTCAGATAAAAATAAGAACCCATCTTTAATTTCTGATAGACCATGCATATTTTCTTCTGTATCCTTAAAATAAATAAGATCTCCAGGGTTTGCCAAAAATGTTTTTTCTAATTTAGGAAAAATAAATTCTCCACCAGAGTTAGCGTTCTGCCAAACAATGTATGAAACATATGTTCCTTCTGGCTTTGAATGCTCATTGTGATGTGGTTGATCTGAAGATCCTGGCTTATATCTTGCAATGTAGTGTTTTGAAAACATTGCTGGATGGTATTCATCTGTATTCTCTGATTGAACTAAATTATAGTAACCCTTTGAATACTTTGAAAAAACTTCTAGGATATGATCTGGCATCTCTCCACGAGTATGAATATCGAAAGGTGCACCATTATCAAATAGATTATCATGAAGAGGGACATGTTCTTCTTTTGTGTGAAAAACAATTGTACTAAGATAATCTTGTACAACTTTTAGATCATCTTTATCAATAAAACCTTCTACTATATTCATTACTTTCCTATCTTAATTTCACAATAATCAGTTGTGCAATATGCTTCACCTTGTGCTTCTAGATTGTCCACACCGTCGTAAATTGCTCCAAAGTCAATGTGCTTCAACTTTCCAACATAACTATTATACTCTTCTTCAGTAATCTGAGTATATGGCTGTTGTGGATAAACTGTATTTCCCATTGGAAGGAATGATACTGCCTTTAGTTGTCCTTCGTACATATGAAGTGCTGGAACAACATGCTTTGATTCTGTTTCCTTGTCAAAAGAAAGCGTTACAGAAACACCGTTATCAGACCAATACTTTTGAGCAGTTGCAGCAAGTGCAATTTTTTCAAACAATGTTACATCTTTTTCAGATCTTGGATGGCCTGATTTAATTGGGAAGTAAACTACTGATGTATTTGCTGATACTACGTCATCTTCAATTGTGTACCCTGCTGCTTTAAACAAGTGCATCATTGGATCTGTGTTTCCAAATCTAACTGCACGAAGGAAGAAGTTTCCTCCAGGACCCCAGTGAACTCCAGGAGTTGCACCAGAAAGAATTGAAACTGATCCTGATGG